TTACGTCGTTAACCAAACTATCTGGGTCTATGTCTTGTGCTATAGCAAGCTCTCTCATAAGGTTTGGTATCTTTATGAAAGGTGCAAGCATTGGGTTACTTGCAGTTTGCAATAGAGTTGTTAATCTTTGACTTCGTACTTCTTTTTGCATTACTGCCGAAGTACCACGAGGTTTAATTTCAAGATCACCTTCTATGTCTGGTACGTTATCAGTAAACTGCATATTCCATTGAAAATACGCTTCTCCCATTGGTTTTAGCAAGTGATCATCTATATTTTTTATAACAGTTTTTAAGGATAAACTTGCACCCCCAAGCAACATAGATAAACCTGATGCTGTTCTACCTGTTCCTGTCACACCTGTTTGTCCGTGTAGTATAGACGGTATGCCTGTATCTTCATCTGCAAGTTGACGTGATATCTGATACATTTGTATATTTTCTGGTGCAGTGTTTGGAAACTTCAATCCGTTGATTGCTGTTCCTGTTACACCTGACTGTCGTCTAAATATCTTACCGGGGAATATATCCATATTTTGACCGGGAACTAAACTAGCTTCGTCTATGTCAAATACTAAATTACCTGCAAGTGCTAAGTTATCGATAGCCATACGATAGTGACCGTTCATTAACTTTTGAGAAAACTCCATATTTTCTGCTACACCAACACCCCAGAGTTGGTACGGATTTGTCTCGTAGGGAAAAGCTTGATATGGTATTCTTGCAGGCATAAACGGGTTAATGACACATCGAAGTATATTGTTACCACAAGTCCAAACGTTAACTTGAACTTGATCTAGTTCAGACATCTCTTCAACGCCTTCCATACCTATTTCATCAGCATGTTTTTTATCAATGATACCCCAATACTCAAGTACTTCAAATCTGTTTTCTTGAAAGTATGGCTCAGTATCATCTTCACGAATGGTATCTTCGTAGTATTTGTCTTCGTAGTTAGGGCCTTTGGTAAGAGCTTCTTCTATAGCATCTTTATAAAAATATGGTCTACTCATCAAAGCACGAAGTTGTTGTCTGTTCATACGATGTCTTTGTATAACGTACTCACAATCTTCTATGCTTGTTGCTGATGGGTCAGGATGAAAATCCCACAATGATACATATTCAATTCGTGGTACTATTTTTTCATATGGAGCGTAATTTTTTTCTCCATTTTCATTTTTATCCCATTTATGAACACGCTTGTAAGAATTAAATGGACCTTTGACTATTCCTGTTCCGAGTAAACAAGACTCAAAAATAGCATTACGCAAAACAGTAACAGCATCTGTATCTGTCAATTGATCATGTATAAGTTTTTCTAAATTAAGAGCTGCTTTTTGTGCAGGACTTATCTGAGGTTCTCCCCCTAAAGACGGTCCGGGAGATAGGCTAGCATTAGCGTATCTACCTTTAAGTCCACCTAAGAAATCCAACCCTTGCGTGACTTCTGTAGCACCGGGGGGTAATTCTCTTCCATCCCCTTCAAAACCATATGGATCTTGTTGTACTATTTCGTCTAAAGGTGTTGTTTGATGTGCGAACTCTGCAATACCTTCTGGTACTGGAGTTGGCTCAACAACTATCGGAAACTTCTTGTTAGAAAAAAGTATATCAATTATTTGTCCGTATGCAGCAAGAACTTTTGTTTTAGTTACCTTTATGAATACACGAGATCTTTCCGAGTCTCTATATTTAGTAGACGAATCGTAAATACCTCTGTAGTTTTTAAAGGCTTGTAACCAACGTAGTTCATAACTGCGTCTGCCATTTTCTGAGTCTTCAAATCTACTTTTGATATATCCTGCCAATCCGGGCATCTGTTCGCTAGGATTTTGCACAGGTATTTGTGTATCATCAGCAGGTTGAAGAAAGTTTTCATCAGCCATGATTTACCTATCTGTTATTAGTAGTCTCTTTCTTCAGCCATCTTGAATAAAGAAGCTTCGACTGTAGGTTTAGTTTGCTTCTTTGGCATATCTACTTGTAAAGCATCTTGGTCTACTGTTGTAGTAAACTCTGGCTTTTCTCTGTATAACTGCTTAGAACCCATGTCATCGTTTACAGATGTCTTATCTGAGTTCATGATGTAAGCAGCACCATAATTGTAGTTATTGTTAGGCATATTAAGTTACTCCCATAAAGTTTTGTTGCCGTTGTGTCTCGTCAGCTAGTTCTGATCGAGAAGGTGGGGTAACAAACCCCGGAGATACATCTGGTGTTCTACCAAATGTACTCATTCTGTCACCTATGTTGGTATCTTGTTCAATTATATTTAAAGCCTGTGATTCGCCTTCTTCTGAGGGTTGAAAACTACTTTGCATCTGATTTAAAAATTCTGCAGACTCGGACTCCATACCCATTCTTTTAGGTTCACCTGCAGGTAAAACATCTGAACCTTCGCCTGCAGGACTACCTATAAGACTCATCTGTGCAATGTTTCTTGGAACGTTAAGACCCACTGCTGTGTCGATTGCAACATCTCTTACTGTTTCTGCACCTGCACCTAATCCTGCACCCACGTCACTAAATCCACGCTCCTTATACTTTAAAAAGTCTGACTTGGCTTCTTGTGCGTACACGAATGCTCCCAAAGCTGATAAGCTAGTACCCATTATACTATTAAGATTGTTGCCTGCCCAATCTAAAAACTTGTTGCCTTTTTCTATAGCTTCATTAAGTTTACTTTGTTTTTTCTGATCGGCTTGTTTTTGTTGTTCAGTAGATATCTGTTCGTCAATATTGCCTGCCTGTTGTAAATCCGTTAAGAATTGTTGTTTTGCTGCAATAAGTTCTGAACCTGATTGTGCAATTTCTTTTTGTAACTGCAAACCTGCTTTTTGTTGATTTAGTTGAGCATTTTCAGGACTTAAAGTCTTGACCTGATCTGGGTCAGATATAGCCATACCATCTACTTCGTCTGGATATGCTACATTTGGAAAAAACTTTACAACTTCTTTTTGTTTAAAAGGAGGAAGACTTTTAAAAGATTTCTTTGTTGTCATATACTGCTGAGTATATTCAGTCGTTTTAACACCCACATCTTCTAAAAACTGTGCGGGATTTTTTGTACCGTCTTCTGTTAAATTGCCCTCTGTTAATAAAACGTAAGGTGCAAAAGCTTTTGCGTTGGCATCTTCTATTTGTCCTGCAACCGTAACACCTGCTATGTATTGTTCTACATTACCTTTTTTAGGTCGCCACGTTGCTAACTTTCTAATGTAACTATTAGGATCGTAACCTGCTGCTGTATAATCACTTTCTTTTATTCTTCTTAAATCGTAGATAGACATTGGTCTTGATTCAAGTTCTTTTTTTGATTGAACTAAGTAATTTATATTTATATTTGTTTTTGTTAAATCTTCATTTATATTATCAACTAGACCATTTATGTTTTGAAAAACCAACCCTGTTGTTCTTCCCGTGCTTTCCATATAAGATTTTATAATATCTCTTTGAGCTTCGGGCATGTATGCTAAATTAATTGAACCTGCTGTGTCCGTCTTTAACTTTACGTCTTGTACTAAGCCTGTATCAAAATCAATATTTTCAAATTTTATATTTTTAAAATCGGAAGGTCTATAACCACCAAACATCAAAGCAAGTAAAAATGTTTTTTCTTCTTGTCTTCCTGCTGCGTTATATTTTGCTGCTAAATTTTTTAGAGCTTGATAAGCTTCCGTAGGATAATTTGCAGGTATAAGTCTAAGAGGATCAGTATCAAACCCTTGTGCTTTCATCACAGAATCACCCACAACGTTTGTCATATGTGAACGAAGTGGGTTAGTTGTTCCCTGTGCAGATATACCAACTTCAGCAAGAAGTGGTTTAAACGGACCTATTAAATCTTTCTTTTGAGCTTTAGTTAATTTTTTAGTGTATACTAAATCTTCTACAAACTTTCGTGTGTTTTTTCCGAAGATATCATTTATTGTATAATCTTGAAGTCCTGCTTTAGTAAGAAGTTTTGCAAGATTTTTTCTATCCGTCGTGTTGCTGAAGATTTGACCTATAGGAGTAGCCTTAAGAGACTCCCCTCTTATCCTACCCTTACCAGATAGAATAGTTTCAAATTGTGGTTCAAATGTAATACCTTTTGCCATTTACTTAATACCCAAATGTTTGGTCTTGCATTTGATAGACCTGATTCTTGATACTACCAAGCGTTTTATGAATCGACACATATCCTGTCATCCTTGTCATTAACATATATCTTAAAGCATCGTATGCGTGATCTTCTGCCTTTGTGTCCACATCTTCTGCATTTGTTTTGCTAAGAGGTATGCCTGATAGCTGCTTGATAAGATTGACACAGTTCGGAAATATTCGTAGTCTAGGTTCGTTTGTTCGAGGGTCATCAGCAAGCCTACGATGTATTTCCATTTTACCTTGAAGTCTGTTTCTGTCTGATGGCATCCAACGTACACCACACCTCATCATTGTTTCGGCTATTGAAGGACCAAAGCCTGTCTTGTTCCAACACGATGAGTCAAGTACTGTATAGTGGGGAGTCGGGTCTTCTTGTTCTACTTCTAGTATTCTATCAGCTAACTCTTCTGCTGTCAACTGTTTTACGTATAACTCTCTATAAATCCATATATTATTATCCCAGTCAATAGCACCCCAAAGAACGCAAGAAGGACTCGCATAGCCATAGTCGGCCGCACGTATTCGTGGGAAATTGGTAGGTAATTCAAAATTCGGAACAACGTGTCTACTCCTACTGAATTCTGGAAAGGCTGCACCTTCCGTTACTTCCCAATCGCCTTCAAGAAGTCGCTTACGCTCGACTTCGGGTAGCGAACGCAACATCGCTTCGTATTGTCCGTCAGCCAACAGATACGGGTTGTCTGTCAAACGTGCAGGTATAAACCTACGATAAAAAAGAGGTTGACCTTCCTTCTCATGCCCTTTGGGCCATACAAAAGGTCTTCCTGTTTCAATGTCCGACGCAGGAAAAGTCGAGTTGTGTTTTGATGGATCGATGTACATCTTTTTGACCCACCAACCTCCGACTCCTCCGGGGTTCGCTGTACAACGCATGTACAGATTGTTTTGTAGTTCAGGATCAGTTGCTCTGAGTCGTGAACGGAGATAATCCCAAACATAAGGCGAGGGATATTGGGTTATCTCATCAATGCCTATCCAGTTAAAGGACTGACCCTGAAATCGTGTTACGTCTTTGTCTTTGTCAAGATACGTAAACCAAATCGTTGCACCTGACGGAAAGTGCCATGTTGACTTTGACTCTCGGAACTTTGCACCGGGATACGCTCGTGGGTACAACTGTCGAGATTTGTCAATAAGTTCTGTTAGCTCATCCAGAGTACGCCTAAGAAGAAGCCCACGATGGTTGCTGTTATGGCAATACCGTAACGGGTCTGCAAGAAGGGCAAAGCTTTTTCCTCCACCTGCTGAACCACCGTACAAAACATCTCTTTCACTTGAGGAAAGAAACTCTTCTTGAGGTCCTTCGTTTGGCTTAAAAATAATTTCACGCCCATCCACCAGTTGTTCAACGACATCTGGAAGTTGGTCAAGATCTTTTTTATCAATGACGTTAGTTTCATTGCTGTTCAGAGCCTTATCTATTTTGGTTATTTTTTCTTCGAGCTTTCGTGCGTAACGTCGTTTGCTTTCAGCCTGTTGCGTTACCTTCTTTGCTCGTTTCTTTGCTTCAGATAGTCTACGTTGCGTTTGCTTACGTGCTTTGACTTCTGCAGAGTAGTGGTATCTTTGTTTAGGAGCGTTGGGGTCTTTCTTTGGGCGACCACGCTTGGGTGCGTCAGCCATTGTTTGTTCCCTTTTTAAATACTTTTCTACCTCTGAAGAATACAATAAGGTTGATTGTTGTGTTAATCGATACCATTGTAACCAAGAGTGCTTGCCACCACTCAATTTCCATCAATGACTACGTCTTTCTTAGGTGGCAACAGGACAATACCGTGTACAGCCTGCACATTTACGTTGGTTGTTTCTTGTTTACCCAGTCCGACCCTGTTTAACAGCGATTCTGCCGCCCTGAAGCGTAGGTCGTCACCTCTTTCGGGTACTGGGTTGTCAATTGTGCTTACAAGGCGTGTAGCCGCCTTAAATGCGTTCATAGATAGCACGTTTTGGGTGCGTCTGATGATCTCATCTGCTAAACTATTGCGTAGCCATGTCACAGATCCCTTTGCATAACCTGCTTTTAGGGCTGCATCGGTGACATTGCCACCATTTTCAAAGAGATGATCCAGAAATTCCTCTTGTTGAGGACTTATTTCACGCTCTTTGCTTCTTTGTTTCGGGAGTAAATTCGTCACAACGGTATGCTCTTGCTTCCATGTGAGGTTTGTACAGGGATAATTCCCTTTGAATCTCATATACTCGTGATAAACACTTGTCGTGAGTCTTGTACGGGCCTCGTGTATCCATCAGTTCTTCACAATTTGCGTTCATAGTAGGCTGTCCTATGAGACAGATGAGTACAAATGCTTCAAACATGGGGTTTCCTTAGAAAAAAACAAAGGATCATTTCAAATAAAGCCAAAATGCACTTGTTTAGGTGTGATATGATTGGTTGCATACGCTTTAAATGATGCTTTGTTACCTATATAATAATGACTTAGCACGTATACGTCAAGAAAAATAATTATTTTATTGACAAAAGTGGATTTGATGGATACAATCGGAGTAGATCCTCCGGGGAAATACAACGTATACCCCACCACGTCTATACATAACACGTTGCAAATCAGGGGATTACCTAACACGTTGCACCGTAAGTTGTACAAGTAACCATTTTGGGTAAAAATATGTTGACATTGCATACAAGTACCCAGTACCCCCCGGTGGCACTAGCCAACCCCTTTACCTGTAACAGATAACCAAAGGCAAACCATTAACAATATATAAAACCTTTGAAGTTTTACCTTAAATGATAACCTCGCACGCACACGCACGCACAAACTGCCGTTGAC